GGTCGAAATAAAGAAAAAGGCGTCAGAGATTGTCTCAGATGCTGTAGACTACTCCCCCGTTGACACAGGCGCTTTCGTAGAGAGTTGGCAAATCAACCCTCGTGGGGAGAGTTCAAGACGATCCAGAAGTAGTGCAGGAAGACCTAAGCTCCCCGAAGGCAGTAAGCAAGGCAAAAGAGAGTCAGAGAAATCTAGGCTAATGTCTAGGGTTGCCTCTTTTGACTTTGAGCAACTGTCAGGTTTTACGATCACTAACGGCGCTCCTCACATAGAAAAGATTAACAAAAATCCTAACTTGCGCACAGGTCTAAGCCCAAGTGAAATTCTAGCTTTACTAAGAGATGGGCACAGATAATGGCAAGCATATATGATGACATTCGTGCTGCCCTTGAGGTGAAACTTAGCACAGTTGCAGGCGTACCTTCTATCGGCTGGGAGAACGCACAGTTCAGTCCTACAACTGGTCAACCTTACGTTAAACCCCGACTTATGCCTACCCGTAGAGAACCTGCTGTCCGTGGCACTAACCCACAGATGTACTACCAAGGTATCTTTAGAATAGAGTGTTACGTCCCTGAAGGGGCTGGTCCTTCCGCTGGTGATGATCTTGCAGACAAGATTATAAATGCCTTTGAAGCCACAACTGATGTAAGTCAAGGTAGCACTATTGTACCCATCCGTTATGCCGAAAGAGAAATGGCTGAGATTGATGGACCCTTTTACATGATACCAGTTAACATAGGCTGGTATATTTACAAATAACTTCCTCTAGGAGAATCAATATGGCCTTTGCACAGGGTTCACGCTCCAGCTTGTCCTTCATCGTAGAATCTACGTTTGGTACGACACCCGCTGGTAACTTCACTAACCTTCCTTTCAGCACCCACTCTTTGAATCTTACTAAAGATCGTGTTGCTGGTAACGACATCCAAGCTGACCGTATGCCTCGTGTAGACCGTCACGGCAACCGTCAAGTAGCTGGCGACATTGTAGTTGACCTTCGTGATGGCGACTATGACTCTTTGCTTGAATCAGCTATGCTTAACACATGGGCGACTGACGTACTTAAGGTTGGCACAACACCTAAGTTCTTCTCCATAGAAGACTATGCTGCTGATATTGACCAAGCTCGTTTGTTCTCAGGCATGTCAGTTTCCACTATGGGTGTCTCCCTTGCACCTAACCAGATGGTAACAACTACCTTCGGCATGGTCGGCAAAGACATGACCATCAGTGCTACAGAGAAGACACAGGATGCTGCATCTGGTGCTGCTCCCTTCGATGCTTACTCTGGTGACATTTCCATCGGTAACGTAGGTGCAGGTTCTGCTGTAGCTATCGTCACTGGATTGGACTTCACCCTGACTAACTCTTTTGCCCCTACCTTTGTGATTGGTGACGACAGTGCGCCTTCCCTTGAGTATGGTCGTGCAGAAGTAGAAGGCACACTGACAGCCTACTTCGAAGATGCTTCTCTCATCAACCGTTTCTTGAACGAGACTGAGACTGAGATTGAGGTGTCCGTAGACGATCCTACAGGTAGCAACACTTACACATTCTTGTTCCCCAAGGTCAAGATTAACTCTGCCGATGTTGGTGTCGATGGCCCAACTAGCCGTATGATCTCTATGTCCTTTGTGTCTCTCTATGACGCTACCGAAGGCACTAACCTTAAGATCACACGCTAAGAATACCTAGCTAGGTAGTGGAGGCTCCTGAGTCGGGTCGGGGGTCTCCACATTAATCAACCCGACATTAACCCCCCGAAGGAACTCGACATGGACTTAAAAGACCTGACACCCAATTTAGATGATATTGTTGTTGAGATTAAACATCCGTCAACAGGTGATGTACTAAAGAATGATGATGGCACGAATATGACAATTACTATTCTTGCGCCCCATTCTAAAGAGTATAAGAAAGCCCAACACGAACAAATCAGCAAGCGGCTTAAGAAAGCTCAGAAGAGTAAGTCTCAAGATGTTGACTACTCAGATATTGAGGAAGCTACGCTGGAGGTTCTAGCCAAGACAACTAAGGCTTGGGACATTACTTACAACGGAGAGAAACCTAAG